TGAAATTATTTTCATCAACTCTGGTAAATTTGCAGAGTGATATCTTTGTAAGTTCATAGTTCTCCTTAGTAAGCGAGTGTAAATTTGTCCCCGAAGGCGACACTACTATTTATAGCACAAAACATAAAAAAGGGGGTAGTGATATCCCCCATTTGTTAATCAAAAAGATCTGTGATTTCATCAAATCCTTTTTTGTATTTACTTGATTGATTATACTCAGATGATTCAAGATGACAGTTATCTAAGGCAGTAAGTCCACCATCTGCATGATCTATAACATGATCCATCTGATACAATTTAGTATTAAACAAATCAGTTAATGAAATTTCTTCATCAGTGCTATATGTTTTTCCACTCTGTTCAACCCATTTTAAATACCTCCAACCAATTGGAAAATCTCTTTCTTTATCCTTTTTGATGACAACACCATCAGGGATACTACTAAGACTATCCATTATCAGATCCAATCTTAACAGATTCCAATTATGCTGTAAATTTTGTTGAATCTCAGAATACTTATATCCCTTACCAGCTGGATCCATCCAAATAACATTCTCAGATATTTGACCTGTTCGTACACCATCATCATCTTCAAATCTAAGAGTTAGGAAATTACCATTACTGTCAGTGGCACCTTTAGTGCATTGATGAATCATTACTTGCCTTTCTGGATTAATCTTAGAGATGTCATTGTTTTTATAAGTTTGAGTTTCTCCGAACCAATTAATAAACTTCTTATCATCCTTGATGTTATAATCATTTTTATCAAAATAATCCAGTAACGACACTAAATCAATAATGTTACCTTGTAAACATCCGTTTGAATCAAGAAAGTTTCTACCATACTTATCTCTCCACTTCATAATTTTCCCAAAGATTTTTTCTACACGATTAAACTCTAGATTAGATTTACGAAAATTTGATTTATCACCATAACATAAATCTAAGGTATCTTTATCAACCTTCTTAGTTCCATCGGTCAAGATATTTGATATTGTAACAATCAATTGTTCAACATTTCTTCTACCTATTGACTTATCAGTAAATAAAGAAGATTCAATTAACTTAGGCTTACCTTTTGATCTTTTTTCATAAACCTTCTTACGAAAGATGGAATCATATTTTGCAGCTAATTCTCTTACTTTTTCACCAAAATCACAAACACCTGCCTGTCTCATTTCTTGATCATTAAGCTTAACCTGACTATTAACTTTAACAAAGTCTCTACCAAGATCCTCTAAAGTTCCAGACTCTACAATGGTAATTGACATCATCATACTATCAATATGACTTCTTAAATCAGTTGATAATTCAGAATAATATCTAGTGCTTTTAGTTATTCTTGCAAACTCAGGATGTTGATACCCAACTCCCTTGTTAAAGTGAGCTGATTCTTTAAGTGGAACTTCATTATTATAGAATTTACCTATGGTTGTAGTTCTATTATTACCATCAATAACAACATAAACATACCCTAGATCTTTAAGCTTTTTAAAAAACTTATAACTCTCATGACTTGTTTTCTCTGCTGTTCCATCTTTAATGGATGTCATGATTTTTTCAATATCTCCAAAAATAATAGATGTCAATGCCTGACCATCTATTATAGATCCAATATATTCTTGCATGTCATCCATTTTCCATCTAAAATTAGATTGAAACTCCTGGCATAATTTAATAATATCAGATTCTAACTCATCTTCTTCAAAGATATTCATATCTTTAATTTTTTGATTGACGGTAATATCACACCCAACAATCATATCCCTCATTCTTTCGATATCTGCATCAGAGAATCTAGTATCATCTTCCAGTTTTCGTATATTATCTTTCGTTATACGGAAAACTCTTTTTGCAGAAGCAAGCCTCTTCACACTCATTTGTGCGAATTTCTTTTTAGTAAACATAATAATAATTGTAATGTTAGGGACGATCAAATTAAGTGTGGTTTCAGCAAAGTTTTTGCTTATTGAACTTAATCTTTTTTCGTTACCCTAATTATGACACAAATTTTTATAAAATGCAATATATTTAATAATTTTTTAATTATTGCCAATACTCGTCTAAAATATCAAAAGTTTTATTAAGGTATTCGTTTGCTCCAGTGCATTCCCATTGACCCTTTTCTCCGATCTCACACTTGTAGTGGAGTTCTCTTTTGAGTTGCATGAGTC